TTCAAGTTGAAATGCCGCTAAATCTGCGTGATACATTGATACTCGTACAAATGTAACCCCACTAGGTACAGTAAATGCTGTTGAATCAACAGCAAGACCACCCGCAACAACATTCATAGCGGCATCAAAATAGCATGAAAACCTAATGTTATGACTGGACTTATAAGCCGTACCTGCTACTACTTCGATATAGTCTGATGTGTCGTATGTCGCGTTTGCGTAAAAAACTCCTGCGGCTGTTATGTATTTCCCTGCTGTGACTGCTGACAAGTCAAATTTGTTTTTGTCTGCTCTAATAAATGAAGTTCTTGATGGTGTTATAGATAGAGGACGTATAGCACTTGTTGTCACTACGTCTTGAAGCAATGGAGGTTCTTCAGTATATGCTGCAAATGAAGTTGATGACGATCCTAATTCAAACTGAAATGTAGAGAGTGTTGAGTCTGAGACTCCGCATCGAAAATAGGCAGCATTGGCTGGAGACGTGACAGATTTAACTAATCCAGTTCCCGTCCCACCTGAAATATAATTTCGAGCAGAGTCATACCACGCATGATTGCGCCCAGCTGACATTGTATAATCTGTTGACGCGGCAACTGGGATGTAGCCTGTGGCATTAAATCCTGCTGTAACAACTGTTGCACCCGTTGCGTTATTGATTGCAGAACCAGCTACTACATTACGATCTGTCGGATTGAATCTGTTTTTTCCGATTGATGCGTTGCGCTTTGACGCATCAATAGTCCAAATAGAACTTATTGAAGGGTATGTCGCAATCAATACTGACGTTGTTGAGTTTGTACGACGATATTCATACGCTGCAACATCGCCTGAGCCTTGCACTTTAAACGCTTGTCCGTCTGCTACGGCTGCACGTCCTGCGGCTTCTGTAGTATAGACACCTGATTGTATTAATGCTGCGTCTCGCGCTGATTCTGCTGCTGTTTTATATGTGAGCGCGTTTGTCGCACTTAATGCTGCGGCGGCCGCGTTAGCACTAGCGTTAGGGTACTCATTAGACAACGAGTATATAGTGCGTCTTGTGCCACCAAGTCTGTCTGTTACACTTGTTGCTGTACTATTTGCAATATTCGCAATCGTATCAACATCTAGTTTTGCATTGTTTAAATCTGTTACTGTTATTTGAGTCATAACACGTCCTCACGGTTTGGTACTGTTAGCAAGTCATCATTATAATAATTTGCATCATAGTTAATAGCACTTACTTTAACATATGACTTGTCGGATATATTCACTTCTTGCACTAAATAACTGTTAGCACTTGATACACTATCCGCACCAAAGCTAAAAATTGTTCTAACGCCATTTGCTCCACCATGCGTTGTGTTTATCGCTTCGCTTGGCGCATAGTCTAAAATAACCTTGTTAGCGTTTGTTCCTGCTGTGCAGCCGATAGATTCTAGCGAGCCGTCTCTTTTCATCAATAAAATGCTATGCGTACCAACACCAAAAACAAGATTACGCGATAGAGTGAGCGTTAGGCCGCTTTGTGCAATAACTTCACCGTCTTGGCTATCAAAGCGCGTATTATCGACAATATCAATACGCTGATTTGGCAACAACAAACGTCCATCCGTGGTTGTTTCTGTCTCGATGCTAATGCGTTGATATTTTAATTTATTGTATTCTCTAGCTGCTCTCAAGTATGCCATAGCGTATTGCCGAACACCTGTTAGCTCAATCTTTTTATAGTTTGTAGCTAGGCCGCTTAGTGGTAATTTAATCACTTCTTGCGCGTCTGTTACATTGTCGTTATACGTTAGCTCAATGCCGTCATATTCCGCATCGGCTGTAAATCTACGGCTAATTACATCGCTACTAGGTTTTTTATTGCGATGCGTAAATAATGCGGTACTGCTTGTTTGTGGTTTATCAAAAGTAAATCGAATCTTGCCGTTTTGACGATACGCAATACAAAACACTGCATTAGCAATCATGCGTATTGTTTCTTCATAGCTGATATTGTCGCTATCTAACGTATAATGAAAAGCCATAGGCTCAGTACCTAAACTAAAATAAGAGCCTATCTCGCCGTATCGCGCATAGATTTGTGCTAGGTCAATCGCTGTGATAGATTGTCTGCCAATATACGGGTCTTGTGTTATCGCTGCGAGTATATTAACAAAAGACGTTGTTGCCGCAATCGTGCCGCTTAATATACTGCCATCGGTATCAAAGACACCGCTCCATGTTGTACCGTTGTACGTTGGCAATCGGCGAGTAACTAACGCATTAAACTTACGCTCTTTTAATGATATAGCTCGCTCTGTTGCTTTTGTAACTACTTGAACAGTGGTTACATTGCCAAAGTCATTATCAGTAATAAGCGTAACTGCACTTAAAGACTCATATTTAATCTCATCGACAACATTACCACTAAACCCAAAATCATGGTTACTTGAGCGTCTCACTCTAACCCGTGTCGAACCTGTCCAGCCTGTTGTTATTTCTACTGTAGTAGCAACTTGGTCGGGTTTATTGCTTGTCAAACTTCCGCTATTTGTATAAACGCTGCCTGTTGGTGTGCCGCTAACGACTCTCTGATATTGTATTTCATAACTAACTGTTAAGTTATAACGCCCATCACCGTCTTGATAATATAACCCTTGCTGTGCAATGATATTCACCCATACTTGAGTCATATCCGCATCTTTAAGTGTTACCCAATCTGTCCATTCGGGGTTACCTGTTGTAATAGTTAATGTAGCTGCAATAGGAGTAACGCTTGACGTTGGCCATGTTGCTGTTGTCAGCTCAAGATAACGTACTGTGCCACCGCTAATACCTTTACTTTCGATTGTGTAACTACCATTATAAGTGCCTGTACCGCTCACGCTGATTACATTACCAGCCTCAACATTATTATAAAACTCTTCTGTAATCTCAAAAATATAATCATGTGTTGCGCTAACATCTGCGGCCTTAAAAAACTGCACATTATCAGAAGATGTTAATACAAATTGATTGCGCGCTTGTAATACCTCACCATTTACATTGTTAGATTTTTTAACTAAATTGATGTTTTCGCTAATTGCCCCCCCAATGGTTAAAAACGGACTGCCGCTATTAGGCGAAGTAAATGGATTGTAAAACTCTGCTCTTGAGCCTGTAATATCTGACAAAAGCGTTTCACCGTCTTTTACATCATCAATACTGTACCAGCCTCGCCCAACACACATATAACTATATTCGTATTGCACATTATCAATATATTTAGAATAAACAGGCTGTAATAAGCTAGGATAAGAGCGCACTTGGCCATAAATATCTTCAATGCGCTGTAGCACTCTCGGCTCGTTTGTGCGGCCTGCGAGTGCATTATTTGCGCTTTGTTGTGTGCGGTTTTTTGGGGTGTCAAGATTTGATAACTGGTAAAGCATATACAAAGGTGAGCCAACAATTGTTAACGCCCCCCAATTTGCAGACAACCAAGCACCCACCCTTGTTAAAAACTGGACGGCAGGCGCTGCAGGTGTAATAAGCACAACATACTCGCCCGTATCACTCATTAGCGCATTAACATCTTTTGTTATATCTGTCTCATGGCTCGGCTGACCATTAAAAACAGCAAAATTAACTAACCTTTTTTTATTGTCTAGTATCCACTCGGCCACGCTTGAGTATTTTTAAAAACATGGTCATAAATACTAATTTTTACAGTCATAACGATAATACTCAATAAGCCCATAATCATCGGCGATTTGCGCCAATGGCTGCCATATCACCATATTTTTTAAGCTGTGCAATACACCATCATTATAAAACAATCCGCAATGAGTCACCTTTTTATTTTTACCTAACAATACAACGTCATAACTTGACGCTGCATCTTGCTTAGTAAAGCCGTGTTTATTATTGTGCAAAGCCAACCTAAACGCATTAGCAACATCGCGCATCGAGTCTGTTTTTGGTGTGTAATCATCAAGCGATAAGCCTAGCTCGTTAATATAAACGTCTGCTACTAACTGCCAACATGGTGGCCATTCGTAGTGCTTTGCTATGTATCGCTCAATCATAAAAAGCCCCGTAACATTGGGAATCTGCCAAATGTATAAAGCTCACCTGTGCGATTAACGTTTAATTTTGGTGCTACGGCTGATAGTGTGGCAACACCTCGATTATAGGTTATAGACTCCACTTGCAATACCTGCACCGCTTGAGGCTCTGTTAAATCATCTGACAAATAGGCACGATAAGTAAGTAGTATTTTTTC